CTTCATTACGCCGGTCAGTGTGACTTCGCTTATTGGGACTTCGAATTATTTGATTGAGATTACGATCGTGGTTAACTCAGTCAGCTACACTCAATACTTTGAGTTTCCAATTCAAACGGCGGTTCCGACGAACCCATTATTAACGACTGATACTCGTCTAAACAATCTCGATGCAGCGGTCTCCTCGAGGCTTGCGACTTCAGGCTACACAGCGCCTGCGAACGCTAGCATCGCAACGATTCTAACGGACGTTGCGGCGATTCCAACAACACCATTATTGGCGGCAAACTATACTGCTCCAAACAATGCGAGCATCGCGGCAATTAAATTACAGACCGACCAACTGGGTTTTACTGGAGGCAACGTGAATGCGAACGCACAAGTCGTAAGCGATAAGACCGGGTATGATTTAGCATCAGGCCAGTTCTTTGTGAAAAAGAATGTGGCTTTCGCTAACTTCGGTTTCCCGATGTACGACTCAACTCTTCACCAACCAATCACAGGTCTTACTCCTACGGTTCAAATCTCAATTGATGGTGGAGCTTTCGCAAACAGTACGAACGCGGCCAGTGAAGTGGGAAGCGGGCTTTATAAGATAAGCTTCGTACAGGCTGAAATGAACGGCACGACCATCAACCTAAAATTTTCCGCAACAGGCGCCGATACAATATTCGCGGAGATTATTACACAACCATGATTATTTTTTGGCGTCCTAATTCAGGTGGCGGAGGTGGCGGGGTTTCAACAGACCCCGGCATCGCTAACGTTCTCGTCGGCGTCGCTTACGAAATCAATAGTGTTCCGCTCGTTGGAACCCTTGAGCAATATGAAGTGACCAACGTTTTTCAACAAGCAACACTTATTGGGCAAAGCTTACAAGCAATTCTAAAAGGGGAACTAGATGAGCCAACTGAATAGTATCGTCTTCACACAAAACGACACAGCCGTGTTAACACTCTTCGCAACTGACGGATCAGGCAATCCGATCAATCTTACGGCTGCGACTTTCTCAAGTCAGATTCTAGGCCCTGGCGGAGTGCCGCAAGTTTTCGGGAACAGCCAACACGCAATCGTAAGCGCTGCCAATGGTGAATATACTCTGTCGCTCACTCAAGCAAACACGGCTGCGTGTGGGCTTGGAGCGAATAAAAGTATTTTAACCACCATTACAGTCGGTAGTGCGATCGTAACTTATCAAGGCATGGGTATTTTAACTGTGCTCGCAGCGGTTCCACTTCAGTAAATGGAAATCAAATACTTAAAGCCTATAAAGGAATCGACTGAGGACTACGACAAGGTCGAGAGAAAGATCAAAGAGCTTTTCCGTAAAGAGATTTATTTTCCTATCATGCGTGTGCTCGGTCTCGGGCAAAAGACTTTGATGAATGCGAAGTACGATTTACTCGAGGCAATTAAATATGGACGAATTCAATTTTATCGTGGAGTCTTTAAGGGACGGTTCAACGCTGATATCTCGAAAGAGTTAAAGGCGTTGGGTGCGCAGTGGGATAATCGCACAGGGACGTGGAAGTTATCTCAGACGTCACTAACTCAAGAAATCAAAGCAGCCATTCAAGCGAGTGAATCTCGCTTTCAGCATAAGATCGACCTTATCGATAAAAAGCTCACGCAATTTTTGCCGGAAGAAATTGCCGACCGGCTCAAAGTCGATCACATTTTCGACTCAACACTTTGGAAAGTTCAGCGTGAATTTGATAAAACGATTCGGGGCATCACAGTGGCGCCACAACTCACGAAAGAGCAAAGAGCGCGCATTGCCAAAGAGTGGCAAAACAATCTGAAACTCTACATCAAGGAATGGACTCAAAAAGAAATTGTTGAACTCCGAAAGAGCATGCAACAGTCTGTATTCGCGGGAAATCGTTACGAAACCGCAGTAAAGACCATCGAAAAATCTTACGACGTTTCTACCAACAAGGCTAAGTTTCTTGCTCGACAAGAGACTGGGTTGTTGATGGCGAAGTTTAAAGAGACCAGATACCAAGACGCGGGGGTCACTAAATATAAATGGACGTGTGTCGCAGGTACCCCGGCCCATCCGGTAAGACCAGCCCACAAGGCTCTTGATGGCAAAGTTTTTAGTTGGGACAATCCTAGAGAACTCGACAAAAATGGACACGTCAATTCGAGCGGAGCACACAAACCAGGTGACAACAAAAACCCTGGTGAGGACTATAACTGTCGGTGTTACGCAAAACCGATAGTAGAATTTGGAAAAAGATAATTTTAGGGGGTTTTCTAGTGTTTCAACTTTTGTGTTTTCTTGCGACTTTTATGATTACGGGTTGCATACCTGCTGATGCCGCCGTCAATACCTCAAACGTTCTCTCATTAAATACATCAACAACGAACGTTACTGCGGGTGCCTACATCACCCTTAGCTCTTCTGTTCCGTCTCCCTCGCAGCTCATTATCGTAAACGGAACCTCTTCAGTTATCAAAATCGCTTACGGAGCATCAGGCTCAGAGATTGATTTTGTTTCGGTCGCGGCTTCATCAATGGTCGTAGTAGAAAATCTCGCTAAACATATTCCGCCCGGTTCTAGAATCGCTGTCGAGGCCATTAGCGCTACCGCTTCAAGTGGGTACATTTCAGTGAGTCTTATTCAGTGAATCTTGACGAGGCGATTCGCAATTCTAAAGGCAAAATCTTTTACGGAATGCATTTCTGTCCGGGTGTAGCTCAATATGACAATGCCGATGGGTCCTTCAAAGTTTTCGTGAACGAAGCCACCATTAGAAAAATGAACCCCTCGTTTGCGGGCCGCCCAGTCTTCGTAGACCACGTTGAGGAAGTAGACGAGAACATAAACCTACTCCGTAACGAAGCTGATGGCTGGGTGGTTGAGAGTTTCTTTAACCAAGCTGACGGCAAGACTTGGGCTAAGTTTATCATGGTGAGCGAACGCGGTTTTCAAGCCATCCGTTTAGGTTACCGTCTTTCAAATGCCTACATTCCGATGCTCGACAACACCACTGGTGTTTGGAACGGCGTCACTTATCAAAAAAATGTCATCGACGGCGAGTTCGAACACTTAGCTGTCGTGAAAAGTCCACGCTACGACGAATCAGTCATTATGACCCCTGACGAATTCAAAGCGTACAATGAGAACTTAAATGTTGAATTAAAACGACTTGCAAATTCAAATGATAAAAAAGGAGAAAGCAAAATGAAATTTTTCAAACGAACTAAAGTGGAGAACAGCGCGGTCGATGTATCGACTCTCGTTGAGCTTCCTTTGTCCAAGAAAGAAGTCACTCTTGAGAGAGTCATCAATGAGTACGACAAAATCTTGAACATGAATGGGTACGCAAACGGCGATCACATGGTGAAAGTCGGCGAGAAAGACGAAATGTCAGTTAACGATCTTGTTAAAAAACACATGGACATGTGTAACGAGATGGAAAAACTGAAGTCTGCAAAAGGCGACGAAGGCGGCGAGCCCGGTAAAGGCGAAGACGAAGTCGGCGATCTTGATGTTGCGAAGAACGCACCAATCGAAGACGAAACGTCTGAGACAAAAATCGATCGTCCTGGTGACAAGTCTTTAGATAATGAAGACGACGAAGCTATGGAAAACGAAGACGATGAGTCTGAAGAAGACAAAAAGAAAAAAATGAAGAACGAGGCTAAAGCGAAAGCAGCAGCTTTGAAAAACGCTCACCTCAACGTCCGAGACGAAGAACCCGCAACTATTGATTTGGCTGAAGACCAAGTCGCACGCGGCAAATCTCGTTACGGCTCAAACTAAACTTTAAAGGAAAGGAAATAAATCATGTCAGTTACAGCAGGTTCACTAAGTCAGGTTGCAGTAGCCGCAAATACCGTTAGCCTTTTGGCTTCGGCAGGTAGCGCGGGGGTTGCTCCTTATTCATACCAATGGTACCGGTCCACCACTTCTGGATTTACTCCAGGCGCGGGCAACAGTATTTCGGGCGCAACAGCTCTTGCACTGAACGATTCCGGTCTTATCCCAAACACCAAGTACTACTACGAGCAGATCGTTACAGATTCGACCGCGTCAACTGCAAGCTCAAGCCAAATTGCGGTTGTAACAACTGCGGCAACTCTGAGCCAAAACCAATTTGCTCAGTCTCCATTCGTTGGCGTTATTGATCTATCAGTTGGATCAACAAACGTTATCGCTGCGCAGATCGATGCAAGTGCCGGATCACTCCTTTACTACCCAGGTCAGTTTGTAAAGATCGTTGCAAACAACAATGGTGGAGTTCCGAAAGTTATTGGATGTACTACTAAGTCTGACGCTGCAATTGGAGCGATTCGCTTCAACATTAAGGACATTTCTTACGGCGCGGGTCAAAACTGTGAAATCGCAATGTGGGGTTCGGTTATTTGGCTCTACGCTACAGGCGCGATCACTCAGTTTGCAGAGTGCTGTTTAGACATCACTTCAGCAGCCGGTGTTCAAGCATCAGGTAACACAGCTACTTACGTTGGTGTCGCAATTGATGGAGCAGCAGCAGCCGCATCATTGATTCGCGTAATGTTGGTCCCTAACCCATCTTACGCAACGGCGTAATTTAGAAAGAAACGGAAGGATATTTATGAAAAAAGTAAAACAGCCAGTAATCCTAAACAGCGACGGCAAACCAATCTTGCTCAACGAACAAGAGAAGTTCCACGCTGCGTGGACTCAAAAGATCGTAAACGAGCGCTTCGGAAACTCACTCGGTTACGAAGTACCAATCACCACTTTGACTGCAATTTCTAAGAAAGTTTCGATGATGAAACTTTACGAAATCGCACCAGCTGACTACGTACCAATACGCGTAGGTCAAGGAACATGGTCGTCTAACCTGACAACTTACCGTTCTTACGACATCGCTGACGTTTTCGAATCAGGCATTATCAACACTGGTGGAAACAATACTCGCGCGAGTGTTGGTGACGCAGGTGTCGATGCGCTGAACATCAAAATCAACAACTGGAATAAAATGTGTGCTTGGTCGATTTTCGATCTTAAGCAGGCAGCTCAGTCTGGAAACTGGGACCTAGTTACTGCGAAAGAAAAAACTCGCAAAAGAAACTGGGACCTTGGTATTCAGCGCGTAGCATTCCTTGGTGCTCGTGGACAAAACGCAGCCGGTGGCGCTTGTCTTGGTCTTTTGAACCAAGCTGGTGTTACTTTCAACACCTCGTTGATCACCGCTCCGCTGAACGGCCTTACGCCAACTCAGCTTTCGACTTTCCAACAATTGTCGATCGCTGCTTATCGTAAGAATTGTAACTACACTGCATTCCCAACTCATATGATTGTTCCCGAGTCTGACTACAACGGGTTAGTAGCTCAAGCGAGCCCAACTTATCCAATGAAGTCGATTTTGCAACTTCTTGAAGAGGGTTTCCAAGTTGTTACCCGCAACAAGAATTTCAAAATCTTGCCGCTCGCTTATGCTGACGTTGCAAACGCAGGTGGAGTTTTGGCTTCAGGTGCGAACACTGCTCAGTACGCATTCTTGAACTACGACGAAGAGTCGATCCGTATGGATATTCCGCTCGATTACACCAACACGTTGGCGAACTCGATCGATAATTTCATGTTCCAAAATGCAGGCTACGGCCAGTTCACAGGAGTACTTGCGTACCGCCCTGCTGAATTATTCTACATGGGCTACTAAGCTAAAACTTAGGGGCTTAATTATTCGCCCGAGGACCAAAACCCCTCGGGCGTTTTTGCAAGAGGGGACACGTGGCATTTAATAATCCAGCGGTTTCAGATTTCAAAGCGCAGTTCTTTCGGGACTTCCCTTACGGAACTGACATGAACGTCTCTGTCTTAGATCAAGATATCGCAAACGCATTTCAACAAACAAACGTCTCGATCAACCCCAATTTATGGAGTGATCAAGGCAGTTACACTCTTGGTTATTTACTTCTCTCAGCTCATTTCATGGTGCTTAGTCTTCGCGCAAGTTCGCAAGGTCTAAACGGCCAATACAATTGGATGCAAAACAATAAATCAGTAGCCGGTGTTTCGGAAGGCTTCGAGATTCCACAACGAATCAAAGATAACCCCGATTTCATGGCCTATTACAAAACAAACTATGGTGCTCAATACATGAATCTTGTTTTGCCACAGTTGGCAGCACAAATATTCAGCGT